CAACGAAACGATCACGAAAATGATATTCGTTGGCGACGATGGAATTGAGTCGGTGTTGTCGGACAATGACCATTTTATAACTATAGTTTCAAGATTTGAGCTTGAATATTTTGAGGATTTAAACAGCTAAACAGGGGGAATTTGGGTGGCAAACTTTCAAACAAAAGCAAGTGTGCTTGCGATTTTAGAAGAGACAACCGAGGGTGTGCCAGTCGCTCCCGCAGCGGCAACAGATTATTTGGCATTGCAAGACGGGTTTGATGTTGAATCAGCATTCGACACGCTTGAAAATGCCGAGTTGACTGGGTCGCTTGGAAAAGCAAAACCGATTCAAGGTTTGGAAAATCCAACAGCATCGATTGATCACTACATTCGTCATTCCGGTGTTGAGGGCCAAGAACCAAACTTTGGTCTTTTAATTGAGGGCGCTTTTGGTGGCAAATCTGTAAACGCAACCGAATATAACACTGTTGCCGCATCAACGGCCGGGAACGCAACGACTGCGGCAATCATCAAAGTCGATACTGGTGAGGGTTTGTTTTTCGAGCGAGGTGAGGCTCTTTTAATTAAAGACGGAGTGAATGGATATTCTGTTCGTAACGTAAAATCAATTGCATCAAATGATTTAACTTTGAACTTCAATTTAGCTGGCGCACCTGCCCTTGGTGTTAACCTAGGAAAAGCGGTTCTTTACAAGCCGGGGAATGATTTCCCAACTGTTTCCGGATGGCTTTATCGAGGAAACGGCGGCGCGATTGAACTTGTTGCTGGACTTAGAGTAACTGAAATTTCAATCGAGGCAAATGCTGGCGAACTTGTAAACGGTTCTTTTTCACTTGAAGGAACCGGATATTATTTCAATCCAATTGAAATCACATCAAGCAATGATCACATTGATTTTGATGACGGCGGTGGTGAGGAAAACGTCACTGTTCCACAAAAGGTTTATAAAGATCCACACGAACTTGCCGAGGCAATTCAATCTGCAATGGATGCAGCAACGGCCGATACAATCACTGTTGTTTACTCTGACATCACGGGGAAATATACAATCTCATCAAGCGGTGGGACTTTAGAACTTCTTTGGAACTCTGGTGCAAACACAGCCAACACAATTGGATCAACTATCGGATTTTTGGTTGCAGCTGACGACACCGGTGCCGTGACCTACACAGGCGACAATCCAATTGATTTGGAAAGTCCGTTTGTTCCGACGTTTGATGCATCTGATCCAATAGTTGCTAAAAACAACGAAGTGTTCCTAGGTGATTTCGATAACAATATTTGTTTTTGTGCAGCAACAATTTCGATAGCTTTAACAAACACAAAGCAAGATATATTGTGTGTGTGTGCCGAGAGCGGAAAATCTGGAACTGTTATCATCGAGCGTGAGGCGACAATTGAAATCACGGCGCTGCTTGAACAGTATGATGCAGATAAATTTAAGAGATTTAGAACAAATCAAAACACTGAATTTATGTATAACTTCGGTGTTAAGTCTGGCGGGAACTGGGTTGCTGGAAAAACCTGTAACGTCTACGCACCGACTGCAGTAATATCAGCATTCAAATTAGAGGATCAAGACGGATTGGTTGGTTTATCGATGACCTTAACAACTTATGTTGCCAACGGTCTTGGTGAAATTTACGTCAACTTTTTATAAGGGGTGCAAATGTATTTTTACGACTGGTTGCCGCGCGAAATCGATGCGGTAAAAACTGATGACAATGGATTGCCTGTTAAGGACGCCGCGGGAAACGTCGTTCTTGAGAAAAAACAAGCAATCTTCGAGGGAAAAGTAAAGGTTAAGATTCCAAAACATTCAGAGCGCATGGGTTTTTTAAAATCCATGTCGCTTAACGTGAATGAAAAAGGTGAGGTCGAAAAGGCATCCAACTTAGATATGTCGGAAAAGATTTTCGAATATGCCATTTCACACGTCGAGGATGTTAACTTAACACGGAAATCAGACGGACTTAAGTTCACAAAAGAAATGCTCGAATACGATCAAGACGGTGCAGAGGTATTGGCGTCAATTGGAAATCAGTTGATCCAAGGTGTTCGTTTGTCAAAGAGCTAGCTCAAGACGTTAAGCGGACGGCGTTGAATTTTGCCAAGGGCTTGAGCTTAAACAGCAAAGGAATAGTGGCGCAGATGGTGAGTGAATATTTCGAAAGAAAATCGTTAAGTGAAATAGGCTATCGATTTGATTCGAGTGATCTCACTTGTTATGAGGCTGAAATCTTTTTCACTGTTTCCGCAGCTCTTTCGGATCATGCAAAACGTGAGGGTGAAAAATTAAAAGCAAAGGCAAAAGCAAAGCGAGGGCGTAGGTAATGGCTGATCCAGTTTCGTTTCAACTAGACGCCGAGACACTTAAGGCCCTTGCTCAAATTGCTAAGTTCCAAAAGGATGCGACCAAGGCTTTACAGGGCGTTGAAAAGCAGGGTGAAAAATCACTTGGACAACTTGAAAAGCTAGCGAACAAGGCGAACAGTTCGTTTGCATCTTTCAAGGGAAATTTGGCCGCCAATCTTGTAACTAGCGGAATAAGTTTGGCGACAAACGCAATTGGTTCGTTGGTTGATTTGATTACTACCGATGCAATTGCAAGCTCGCAAAGCTATGCTGACTCATTGCTTGGTGTTCAAAACGCATTGGAACTGACCGGAAAAGCTACGCCCGAAACAATCAAAGGTTTAGAGGATTTCGCCGCAGCAATTCAGGAAACAACTAAATTTTCTGACGATGCTGTTTTGCAGTCAGCTGCTTATATTCAAACGCTCGGTGATTTATCAGGCGACGGACTTCAAAGAGCAACGCAAGCGGCCTTAGATTTAAGTGCTGCACTAGGAAAAGACCTTTCAACGACAACGGAACTTGTTGCAAAAGCAGCAACCGGTAACGTCGCCGCATTTGGAAAACTTGGAATCTCAATCGACAAAGGTCGAACATCAGCTGAAACATTTGAAAAAACTTTAGCCGCTCTTGAATCAAGATTTGGTGGTGCAGCGGCAAAGGGTGTTAACTCTTTCACTGGAGCAACGACACAGCTTAAAAATGCAATTGAATCAAATCTTTTAAAAACAATAGGTGATTTAATTGTTAGAAGCCCAGCAGTTGTTGGGGCGATCAAAGGCATCACAGTTATAGTAAACCAATTGACTAATTTTTTAAGCAGTCAAACGGCCGGGAAAGATTTTTTTCGAGATATTATTTTGGGCGCCTTAGATTTTGCAAAGGCAATCAATGCGGTAGTTATCAGGCCACTTGCTTTTTTAGGGGACCTTGGTCTTGCGGTTTTTAACACAATTCGTTTGGGTTTGCAAAACTCTGTTGTATTTGCATCAACATTGGGGTTTGCAATATCTAAAGTTTTAAATGCTGTTGGCGCAATTTCTGATGAAACAGCTCAAGGCTTTAGTGATTTTAGAGATTCAGCAATTGCCACTTCTAAAGATTTTGCAAATCAAGTTGGTGGGAATTTAAAATCAGCATTTTCATCAAGCGAAATAGCAGATGGAATCAGCTCCGCAATCGACACGATATCAACATCAACGGCGGCACAACTTGATGCCTTGCCACCGATTGCCAACAGTGCTGGGAAAAAAATAAAAGAGGCGCTTGTTTTATCAGACACGACCATTGAAATTGGTTTGAAAATTGGTGATCCGGCGGCAATACAAGCGGCATTTGCAAAATCAAATGAACTTGCTTTGATAGCCTCACAGGAACTTAATTTAGGATTGCTCGAGGGCGATCTTTTGTTTAAGGAACTTCAACTTCAACAGGAAATAGAGTTTCAACAAAAGATCACAGATGCACGAGTGAATGCAGCAACAAATCAGTTCACCGCTTTATCAGACAATCAATACGCTTTGCTTGATGTTCAAATTGCAACACTTCAAGAGCAATTAAATCGCGAGGGTATAACTGCAACACAAAGACAATTGATCAGCAAAAGAATCACTGATGCCGAGAAAAAACAAACTGAAATCAGGGCAAATCTAGCAAATGATTTCTTTAGTGGATTGTTAACTTTATCCCAAGGATCGAACAAGGAATTGTTTGAAATATCAAAGGCCGCAGCACTTGCAAACGCCACCGTTCAAGGTTTATCAGCGATCAACAACGGGTTTGCAACAGTTCCATTTTTGCCACTTGGTCTTGCAATGGGTGCCGTCGCCGCTGTTAACACAGCAATTCAAATTAAACAAATAGCTGCAACGAAGTTCCAAAAAGGGATCACAGAAATTCCGCCGGGATTCAACAACGACACTTTCCCGGCACTCTTAACGTCTGGTGAAAGGGTTGTCGACGCGGACACGAACACAGATTTAAAAGCATTTTTGCAAAACGAGCAACCCGACACCGGAACAGTTGGCGGATCCGAGGCCGTTGTCGCAGTGCTCGGCCAAATCTTGAGTGCTATAAGATCGCAGACTGGGGAAATTGTTGTAAATATCGGCGGGCGTGAAATCATCAGAGAAGTTCGTGACGGTCTTAGAGCTGGCGGGAGTTTAGCCGTATGAGTTGTTGTGTTGATTTTAAATTTGTTGATTTGATTTATCCATTTGAAAGCAATGTTGAAATCAACGCGACCTCTGAAAATGTTAATTTTCCAGCAAGCAATTTATCATCAGAGTTTCGATCTAAAGTCTGGCGCTCAAGCGGCTTTTATGAAATCACCACATCGAATAACAAAATAAATTTTAAAGAATCTGCAATGGGTGCCGAACTCACTGCGACTTTAGCGATCGGGGAATACAGTGTTTCGACTTTGGCGCTGGAAATTAAAAATGCACTTGAATCAGTTGGAACAGAAACTTATGCGGTTTCATTTGGATCTGGTACTGGCAAATGGACAATTGCCCATGCCGGTTCGTATCTTGACTTGCTTTTTTCAACTGGTAGCGACGGTGCCACTAGCATTCGGAACACTATTGGGTTCGGTGTTAACGATTATAGTGGCGGTGTCTCATATGTTGGTGCTTTTGTTGCTTTACATACCAGCGAGCGCATTGTTTTTGATCTTCAAACAAGCGAGGAAATCGACACGTTTGCAATCCTCTTCGATCCAAAAAGAGGAATCCAATTAAGTGAATCTGCAACAATCACACTAAAAGCAAGCCATTCCGATTCGTGGGCGGCACCTGTTTTGTCTCAATCAGTTTCAATTGATGAGAATTTATCAATCGTCACACATTTTTTTACAACGGCTCAAGAGTTTAGATATTGGTGCATTGAAATTGTTGATCCTAAAAATCCAAATCTTTATGTTGAAATCGGAACCGTTGTTTTAGGTCTTTCAGAGGTTTTAGAGCGAGCGCCTGATAATGGATTTTCGTATTCAATTGCAGATAAATCAAAGCTAGACCGGACCGAATACGGCCATGTTTATGCTGATATTTTCCCCATGCAAAAAACACTTAGTTTCACATTTGGCATTTTTGAATATTCTCAAGTGCAATTGATGGAACAAATATTCAATCGTGTTGGCGGGAACAAGCCTATTTTTGTTGCACTCGACACGAGTGAAATGATTTTTGATAAAGATAATTTCACAATGATTGGCCGACTTGAGCTAGGGCTTGATTTTGATCATATCAATAGAGGGTATTTTTCAAAGAAACTTAAAATATTGGAGTCGTTTTGAGCACACTCGCCGTTGTTGAATGCAATAATGAAGTGGTTCAGCCATTCGCTAGGACCGTAAAAACCGACATGGTTGCGGTTCGACCAAAACTTTTTATCTCACTAAATCCAGCCGGATCAATTAAAGTTCAACTTCGCGATGTTAACGGCAAGGTGATTTCTGAATCACCATCGAGCACAATTGCTGATTTAAAAACTGCGGCCAGTGCTGGAAACTATTTTCATGGCTATGTAAAATTTGATCTTGAGGTGCCACTTCAAGCGAACGTCGAATATCAATTCGCCGTTGTTTGTTTTGGCGGTTATTCTTTTTCCCCACCTGATTTCGTTGGGGTTTGTTTAGAGTTTGAAAATAAAAAATACGAGCCAGACTACACGCCAAATACTGGGCTTAATTCACACGCGGATTTTGAAATTTGGGAAAGGGTTAACTTATGAGGGTTTTAGATTTTGCAGATGGTTTTTCATCGGCATCAACACCAACGGGTGGCGCGACTTCGGCCAGTGCGATTGGTGCATTTGCCAATGATGCGGCTTTTGTTTCTGACAAGGGGTCGGCTGCGGCGGCTGGTGATATTTATTTAAACACAACGCTTTTAAAGCTAAGATTTTTCGATGGCACTGATTGGAACAATTCCGATGGCGTTATTTCAGAGGGAACATTTTCGTTTACAAACGGCGCGGCCGGGCAAGAGATCACAGGACTTTCAATTGATTCAGATGACTATACATCTTTTGTTGTCGATTTTGAAGTTTTAAGAACTGCAAGCGGACCAACAGATGAGTTGTCAGGAATCGGACAAGTGTCTTGTGCGTTTAAACCATCGGCCGGGTGGGTTGGTGATTTTGAACACATCATTGATGCAATCGGAATCACATTTGCTATTATCGACACCGCTGGCGTTGCAACAATTGAGATCGATGCGACAACTCAAGGCGGAACGCCGGTTCTTCAAAGATTAAAATGGAAAGCGACGGGGTTTAAGGCATGAGATCAATTAAATGGGTTTTTGTTATTTTACTTTTTTGTGCAACGGCGTACGGCGCAAAATATTTCACTGATTTAATTGTCGAGGGAGACATCGAGGCCGGCGCAAACATTCAAGGAAACTCGCTCGTGTCTGTTCAAACAACAGAGGTTGGAACTGATCTTGACGTTGGTGGGGATTCTATTTTTGACGGATCTTTATCTTTAGGAAAAGGAACGGCGGCGGATTCTAGCGCGCTTTTAGATATGGTTTCAACATCTAAAGGTTTTGCTCCGCCTAGGATGACGATTGCTCAAAGGGATTTGATTAGCACTCCGGCGACGGGTTTGATAATTTACAACACCGACGACGATGCTTTGAATATTTACGACGGCGCTCTGTGGACCGAGGTTTCAGGATCAGGCGGTGGCGGCATTTCAAATGCTGAATACAATTTTGTCGTGGCCGCCGAGGGAAACTCAAGATTTGAAAAAGATGTTTTAGGTTGGACTGGATCAACGACTGCACCGACACTTGAAACTGTTGATGAGATCGAGGGCGCTGGATCACTTTCGTGGGATCCGGTCGGCGCTGAAACATTGCGATCAGATGCCTATTTAATTCCGCCAGCGTTTTGGGGAACAAATTGTTATGCTGAGATTTCCTATACTGGTGGCGACGCTGACTATGTTTTAAAAGTTTTAGATGGGTCAAACGTCGAGGTAACATCGAGTGGAAACGGTGATGAATTTGAAGTTTTGTCTGGATCTTCTAAAATAATTTATTTAAGTTTTGTTTGTCCAAGCTCTGGTTCTGTAAAATTAAGTTTAGAGGCCGGATCAAACGAGCCGGAAATCATAATCGATCGCGCTTATGTTGGATCAAACTTTCGATTGAGCGAAGTGAATCAGGCTGTTTTGGCCGGTGAATCTTATTTTGCAGCTACGACGAATTGCGCTGGTTGGGTTGTTACAAGTGTCAGTGCGGCCGCATTTGCAACAGACGCCGATTGTCCCGGACCAACGATT